TCCATCATATGCTAATGTTAGCAATTCGCGATTTAGATTAGATGCTGATATAACATTGCTACCAGAAATATTCTGTTTTATATTCAATAATACACCTTGAGGTTGAGTAACACCTAATCCCATGCTTCCATCATAGGCTAACGTTAGCAATTCGCGATTTAGATTAGAAGCCGATATAACATTGCTACCAGAAATATTCTGCTTAATATTAAATAATACTCCTTGTGGTTGAGTAACACCCAAACCCATACTTCCATCGTATGCTAATGTTAGAACTTCACGATTTAGATTAGATGCTGATATAACATTGCTACCAGAAATATTCTGCTTAATATTCAATAATACACCTTGAGGTTGAGTAACACCTAATCCCATGCTTCCATCATATGCTAATGTTAATACTTCGCGATTTAGATTAGAAGCCGATATAACATTGCTATTTACAATATTCTGCTTAATATTCAATAATACACCTTGAGGTTGAGTAACACCTAATCCCATGCTTCCATCATATGCTAATGTTAAAACTTCGCGTGTTAAATTGGAAGCCGAAATAATATTACTATTTAGATTATTTTGTCTTACATTAAATAATACACCTTGTGGTTGAGTAACACCCAAACCCATACTTCCATCATAGGCTAATGTTAGTAATTCGCGATTTAGATTAGATGCTGATATAACATTGCTACCAGAAATATTCTGCTTAATATTAAATAATACACCTTGAGGTTGAGTAACACCCAAACCCATACTTCCATCATATGCTAATGTTAGCAATTCGCGATTTAGATTAGATGCTGATATAACATTGCTACCAGAAATATTCTGTTTTATATTCAATAATACACCTTGTGGTTGAGTAACACCCAAACCCATACTTCCATCATAGGCTAATGTTAGTAATTCGCGATTTAGATTAGATGCTGATATAACATTGCTATTTACAATATTCTGTTTTATATTCAATAATACGCCTTGCGGTTGAGTAACACCCAAACCCATGCTTCCATCATAGGCTAATGTTAGCAATTCGCGATTTAGATTAGATGCTGATATAACATTGCTACCAGAAATATTCTGCTTAATATTAAATAATACTCCTTGAGGTTGAGTAACTCCTAATCCCATGCTTCCATCATATGCTAATGTTAGCAATTCGCGATTTAGATTAGATGCTGATATAACATTGCTACCAGAAATATTCTGCTTAATATTCAATAATACACCTTGAGGTTGAGTAACTCCTAATCCCATACTTCCATCATAGGCTAATGTTAGAACTTCACGATTTAGATTAGATGCCGATATAACATTGCTGCCAGAAATATTCTGCTTAATATTCAATAATACGCCTTGTGGTTGAGTAACTCCTAATCCCATGCTTCCATCATAGGCTAATGTTAGAACTTCGCGATTTAGATTAGATGCTGATATAACATTGCTACCGAATATATTCTGCTTAATATTCAATAATACACCTTGCGGTTGAGTAACACCTAATCCCATACTTCCATCATAGGCTAATGTTAATACTTCACGATCTAAATTAGATGCTTCAATAATATTTGTATTTCTTTTTTGTAATACTGACAAGGATGTATTATTACCATGCCCTTCTATATATAAATTACAACTAACATATAAATCAGTGTATAAATCCAAATTATACTTATTATTTAATAAATCTGATTTATGTAAAACTAAAATATCATTAATTATATTGGAAGTTAAATAATCTTTAACATAAAAAAATTTATAATCTTCGTGATTACAACTCGAATACGCATTTATTTCAAGACCATTTGAACCTAAAGAATTAAAGTGAATATTACTAGAATTTATTTCATACTCTTTATAATAATTTTTGTTTAATATCTCAATTAAATCATTGCCGTTGGCATCATATATACGTCCATCAAATCTTAAATTTCCTTTCATATCTAAGCCTCCATTAATGAACATATTACCGTCACTATCAATTTTAAGAGGTACAAATTGGTTATTGTCGGAATTAGCATATTTTATCTCAAAAATACCATCGTAACTATATATTTCATGACCTTCAAAAATACTATTATTTCTTTCAACATCATTAATTAAAGAAATATGAGGTTTATAATTTCTATAATTATAGTTTCTAATACCTATACTGATATCACTTAAATTATGATTAGAATAATCATTAAAATATTCTTCAATAATTAAATTTTTATTTATAGTATTTCCCAATATATCAAATGTATCAATAATAATATTAGAACTTAAGAGTTCAAATTTCATAGTTCTCGGCGTTGAATTAGCATTAGTATTAATAGAATAATTTGATGTTTTAAAGATTATATTATTTGCATCAATAATATTTGAAGTAATATTTAAATATGCTGTATTTTTATCAAATAGATTATCAAATATTATATTTGATGTAGTAATATTTAAATAATTTGAATGAATAGAATAAAATATACCATCATAAGATATATTCGAATTATATTTCAATACATTTGTTGTATAAGTATTTAAATAACTATTAGAATATTGAATATATTTTTCATTGATATTTATTTTACTTTGTTTAAAATCGGTATAAATGTGTTCAAAATTTGGATTATTATCATTAAATGGATTTGTTCCTGTAGAAAGAGTTGTCGTAATATAATTACTAATATTAAAATAATTACTATTATCTATTGTTTCTAAATTTGAATAATTTGTAATAGTAATATTACAAGAAACCGTTGAAGCGATATTATATTTATTTGTATATGTATAATCAAAAAGTATATTACTATTATCTTCTATATTAAAAACCGAATTGTTATATATTACAAAACTTTTCTCAACAATATCACTTGGTCTTATATCATCGTTGCTACTATAAAATATTTGTTTAGGTATTATATTAAAATTATTATCACGTGTTAATTTAAATTCATCTTTTACACTATCTGGTGTAATATTAAAATTTTGATTAAAAGATAGATAATTTATATTTAAATTACTAAAGAAATATGGATAATTAATATTAGAATGTACTGAAATATATGACAAATTCTTTGATATTGTATTGCTTGTTTTAAATATAAATTCTTCGTCTTTAATATTATTTGATGTAATAGGATTTAAATTGTCATCTACAGCAGGCAACGTAGATATATTTTGTTTATATAAACTGAAATATTTTTTATTATTATTATTCCAATTGGATGATAATAAGTCAATTGATACATTATTATAATCTATTTTAACAACACTATTAAACATATATTCATAACTATATCTACTTGTAATTGCCATAGGAACAGTATCATAATCGCTTTTTATTACAAATGTTTGATTATTATCTATTAAAAAGTTTTCGTTAAATCCAAAACGCGCACCTCTACGTTTATCTTCATTATATTTGAATGCATCTATTGTAAAAACATTAGTTAATATTGGTTCATTAATAGTATTATTTGGCAATGATGAAGATACATCAATAGTAAATTTATGATTATTATGAAAATCACCACCAGAAATAGTGTGATATACATTTTTACCCTCTGAATTTAATAAATTAATAGTCGCAGGGTATTTATTATTTGTAATTTGTAAACCATATTTTTCATTACCATCGATATGTAAAAGAATGTTTGAACTTTTGTCAGTCCCAAGACCCAAATGTGCTATAGTACTATTGGCATCACCATTATCACTAACTTTATTCATAAAACGTAAGAAATTTTTATAAGCATTATTATTATATACATTAAAATCAAGAGACGTATTGCTATTATTATTGCCCACACTGATTTGGATAGAATTTTTAATATTATTTACTTTATCTTGACTATCATCTATTAATTGCAAATTACTGTTATAAATAGCAAGTTCTATCATAGAATAGCAAATATTAGATTTTGAATAAGTAATAAATTTTGTAACAGGATTCGCGTCATTCATATTTTTAATTATTACAGGAATCTTCTCATTTTCAACAGCATCTATTATGATATTTTCTTTAGGTCTCAAAATATCAATAGACATGGCTATTTTATTATCTGATTGAGAATATCCATTATCAATATCACTTGAACTCGATATATAATTTATATATCTATTTACTCTTTGTAAATTTGACGATAATGCTTTCATTGTAAAATTAAAATTACATCCGTCATTATCTAAAATATTGATATTACCATGAACATTTAAATCCCCATATATTGTCATTGCGGATTTATCATCGTATGATATCTCAGGTTTATTTACATCTATATGATATTTAGAAGTTTCTGTATCATAATAAAATGACATACCATATGACGTAGGTTCTACTGTTTTATTAGTATACCCTATTTGTAAAGGACCTACTCTCATATAATCTCTTGCGTCTAGATCATTATATTTATGATTTTTATAAATGAACCATTTTTCATTATTTCTATCTTGATTTATATCTCTATCATATTCGCATATATCAATACCGCTATAATCTGCGTTATTAAAAAGACCTCCTCCTCTAACTCCTCTATAAATACGTATAGTCGAATAATTATAATCATTTGTAAATAAGTTTCTTATTTGTAAAGGTGTGACGTTTTCTTCACCATTCCAACCGATAGATATATTTTTATTAGTATAAAAACTATCGGGAGTACTTGTTTGCTGAAGTGTTTCTAATAATATGTTATTTTGATAATATAAATCAGCATTAATACCTTTTTTAACATTTAGACCTCTCATATCAGAAGCAAATGACAATAGTTCGTTATAGTTAATACAAAATTTATCAGTTGTAGAATCATATAAATTAAAAAAGTTTTTATCATTATTATAAATAAAATTTTTAGTTCTTTTAAAATTATTATTTTGAGAAACATAATAATCGTTTGCCGCTACAATACCATTAATATCTAGTGAAAACATATTATCGGGAATTAATTTATTAATACCAACTTTTCCTTCTAATAAAGATAATGTCGGAGGTGTATTTTGTAAATTAGGAAGATAGCGATTTGAAGTTAATATAGATATATCAGTTGATGGGTAAAAATATATATTATTTTTTTTTCCTGTTACTTTATTTGTATTAAATATTAAACTGTTATCGTTATAATCAAGACGTGACAATCTTCCAATATTTGCTATATAATTTTTATTCTCTAATGTATTTTTTAATAATATATCAAAATTATTACTTGTAGTTCTATCATTTTTAGTGATATTTAGAATACCATCGAAACCATCGCTGCTTGTGAGCCCTAATCCTAATTTATTTGGAAAATTAACATTACAATTAGCATCAAGAGATGCTATATTACTGCTAATATAAACAAAAATATAATTACTTCCATCTACTAAACTTTTCTCAAAATTACCAGTAAAAGTATCAGTAGTATTTAATGGAGTTACACGTATATTATTAATAAATAAATCATTGGTTATATTTAATTTATTTATATTAATATTTTCTACATTATCAAAATCTACATTATTGTTAAAAGATACACTACCATCAAATATAGAATGGTTGCTAACATTTAAAAATTTAGTTGTTAAATTACATCCTATTATAGCATTATTATCAATATTAATATTATTTGTATTTAATAATTTAAGAATAGATAAATTATTAGTAAATCTATACAATGAATCTGTAAAATCTCCACCATTTATTTGTGTGGCATTTAGAGAACCTAAGCCCATACCGCGAATATATATATCATCAAGGTGTTTATAAGTTTTTGTTTGATAATCATATAATAAAATATCATCAAATGTAGACAAACCTTTTACTTCTAATTTAGATTTTTCATTTAATTCTATATTATTTGTGCTATTATTTGTAAAATTTTTTTTATTATAGATTTTAAAACTAGTATAATTTGTACCTATTCCTACATTATTATTAGCATCAATAGTCATCGCAGGAATATTGGTAGTATTATATATGGGGAACGATTTAGTACCGTATGCCATATTAATATCTGCCGATGAACGACTTACGTGAAATTCAAGAGGTACTCCTTTTGTTGTAGATATAATAGCAGGGGATATATTACTTCCACCAATAATACCCATACACATTTTAACAGGTTCTTCGCTGTTATTCGTATCATTGCGTATAGAAATATGCATACTATTAAAATTATTATTTGGTGTCGAAACAATATTTAGAGGATGAGTATTTTTAAAGGTATCAACATGTCCGCCAAAAGTAACATAATTAGGTGTAAAAATATTTTTAACATCATAATTAATATTATATAAATTGCTATAATTTGTTATATATCCTGTTTGAAATGGTTGTGATACAACAAGATCATTGGTTTTAACTATAAACTCTTTAATTAAATTACATGTTATGGGATTAGTATTATCTATTCTAATATTACTTAGTTCTAAACCAGCCGCTTTAATAATACCAGAACAATAGATATTTTTATCAACATATAAGGAAGTATCGTGAGTCAAATTATTACGCGCCAAATTTCTTGAAGCATTAACAGCAGTACCTTGAGTATTTACTATAAGATTCCATTTAACATTTGAAGTATCTCCAGGAATATAAGTTTTTTCACCAACCACTAAAAATTCATCATTTGTTAAATTTAAATTATTTATATTTTTTGCTTCATTTTCGTCATCAAGTTGAAACCCTATAGCAACCGAATCAAGTTGTATTAGAGGAGCTGTTATATCAGCACTCATTTACTATCTTATTCTATTTAAAAGAAAAATACATTTAATATTTATATATATAAAAAATGATATATTATTAATTATTGTTAAATAATTAAACATGAAAAGAATTGATAATATTCACAATAAGACAATGGATATAGACATTGAGAATCAACCGTATAATTCTAAAAATATCTTATTAAACGAAGATGATTTATATACATTATTGAAAAATAACGGTTTGTCTGGTTTAAAAATAAAAAATATTAATTTATATCGCGTAGCATTCGTACATAAATCATATTGTACTATGAAAAATACAGATTTTATAAAAAGTAATGCTAATTGTCCCAATGATTGTTTACCATTACAGGATATGTCGTATGAAAGATTGGAGTTTTTAGGAGATTCTTTATTGGGAATGATTGTAGCAAATTATTTATATAATAGATTTCCTGATCAAAACGAAGGATTTTTATCTAAAATTAGGACAAAAATAGTAAATGGAAAAATGCTTGGATATTTATCCGATAAAATAGGATTACCGAAGTTTGCCATAATATCAAAACAGGTTGAAGAATCTGGAGGAAGAAATAACTATAAAATAATGGAGGACATATTTGAGGCATTTTTAGGGGCATTATATTTAGATTTTCAAACAGATAATGATAATGTTATTATTCCAAATATAAATATAAATCCATCATCTGGCGCTGGCTATTTTGTTGTAGAATCATGGCTTATATATATTATAGAGAATTATATAGATTTTTGCGAACTTATTAGAATTAAAAATAATTACAAGGATATGCTTGTATCTCATATGTTGCATTCTTTACAAGATACTCCTCAATTTAAGGAATTAAATGTAGCGATTAAAGATAATATAAGAGTATTTACTTATTGTGTTAAAGATAAAAATGGAAGCATTATTTCGACGGCTATAGGAAATACAAAAAAGGAGGCAGAAAATAATGCTTCTAAAGAGGCTCTTATATATTACAAAATAAATATACAAGAATACAATTCAAATATATAAGAAAATATATATATATTTTCTTATATATATCATTATTTATAATTAATATATGAATATTACACATTTAGTTTTATCAGGCGGAGGTATGAGAGGTGTAATATTTGTAGGTGCGTTACGATATATATATATTAATAATATAAATAAAAATATAAAACATATTGCTGGATGTTCAATAGGGGCATTTATTGGATTGATGATTGTTTTTAAATTAACGATTGAAGAAATGGAAGAGATATTATATATTTCTAAAAATGATAGTGAATTATGTCATTTATCAATAAAAAAATACATTAAATTAATTACAGAATATGGTTTATTTAATACAGAAATTTTTATTAAACATTTGAAAAATGTTGTAAAAAAAAAATATCCGGAAATGTGTTTATTAAATGAGTATAATACTCAAGATATTTCAGAAACTATTACATTTTCACAATTATCAAAAAGTTTTGGTATTAATATATATATATCTTGTACTAATATAAATACATGCAAAAACGAGATTTTTTCTATTGAAAATACTCCTAATATATGCGTATATAAGGCATGTTGTGCGTCAATGGCTATACCATTATTATTTAAACCTATTAATATAGGTGATTATTACTATTATGATGGTGCGTTAACTAATAATTTTCCTATAAAAATATTTGCGAATGTTCCAAAAGAAAATATAATTTGTATGATTTTATATAAAGAAGATAATAATAATAATATAAATGAACCTGTTAAAAATATTAATTTAATATATATTATAAAGCAGTTGATGACTATTTTAAATATATTAAGAGTAAAACAGGTTTTATTAAAAGAAATTCAAGATAGTAATTGTATTGATTATTATAATCCTAAGAATCTTGTATTAAATAATGCTATTAATATTACATTTAATAGAAAAGGTATGAAATTACATGTTACAAATAAAGAGATGGATGAAATGATATATGTTGGATTTGAGAGTATGACTAAATACATTGAAGAAAGAAATAGTAAATATATATACGATAATAAAAAAAGGGCTGATGCTATTCTTAATTTTTGATAAGTATTTTTTTATTAATATAATAAGGTTTTTTATTAATTATAGTAGCCTTTGGTGGTAATTTATTTACAAAAATATTATTAGGAGCGTTTAATAAAATAGGTATAATTGTATTATTTGTTAAATTCTCTAAGAACATTGCATTATTATTTTTAGCAAACGTATTTTCATATATAGAATTTTTAAACAATTTAACAAAAAATCCTACACTATCAGAAGGTAAATTGTTATCTACAGATATCCATGATTTAGGTTCTATATTTTTATTTTTAAAAGCATTAATTAATCTAACATAGTCGGCTTCAATTGTAGATATATTTGATGATATTAATTTTTTAGCAAAACCAAAATCATAGATAAACATAGTATATTCGCAAGATTTTAAATAATAACTATTACCATATATATTATAATGATGATAACTGTTTTTATTAATTCCATAATTTATTTGATATAGAAAATTACCCCAATGACAATCTCCATGAACATAACCTAGATGATGAAATGTCGATATAGATAATATAATTTGAATAAAAACATTATATAATATGTTATCATTTTTAAGAAATAATTTGTTACTACATAATTGTTTTAAATCGCCTCTCGCTAATTCATTTAATAAAACATAATATTTTTTGTTGACAACAATGTCAGGTAGATTTTTATTAGTAATTTTATCGCACATAATAACTTTATATGTAAGAATAAAATGTCTTGAACACATAGTTTTTACAATTTTATCTGTTATTTTTAAATTAGTATTTGCTTCAAACAAATTTACACTATTATTAATCATAATTTTTGATGCTATAGGAAATTTGCCTATCTCTTTTCTAATGGCTGTGATATAAATATATCCGTATTTGCTGATAGAACCAAATTTTTTAGTAAGAAATATTGTATCGTTAATACTATAGCCTTTGTTATTATTACTTTTTTTAGAATTAATATCATACTCTACTAAACATTGATTATTACTAATGTTTTTTAATCTTTCTAATATATGATTGTAGTAGAAAATTCTTTGTTTTAAATTGTATTTTAAATTTTTATTTTTAAAATATTTAATTAATAATTCTGGTATTTTTATATTAGATTTATCATATGTATCAATAAGTTTGCTATTGATTGAATTTGAAAAATTATTTTTTTTTGAAATATTATTTGTATTATAAATATACGATTGAGACATTATATTATTTATCTTCTATTTATAAAGCAATATTCTAATATAATAATATAATAGATTTAATGAATAATAAAGAAGATAAAAGATCTAATACAGAACCTTATATATTTATAATAGATTTGGACGGAACAATAATAGGTGATTGTAATTATCAATGTGATTTATATAATATTATTGAATTAATAAAAAAAAATAATATAAAAAATTTAAATAAACATAAACTATTGTGTAATAATTATTTAAAAGAAAGTTATTCCGACAAATCCTTATTAATAAGACCATACTTTTTTACATTTATAGCGGCTATGAAAAAACAGTATCCATTGTGCTATTTTTACATATATACGGCATCAGAGAAAAAATGGGCTAATAAAGAAATAGCGATAATAGAAAAGAATAATAATTTTAAATTTGATAGACCGTTATTAACGCGCGATAATTGTATAATAGATAATAATGGAAATATAAAAAAATCTATTGCCAAAGTATTGCCATTAATAAGTAAAAGTTTAAAAATACCTAATAAATATGATATCAGTAAGAGACTATTAATAATAGATAATAATCCAACATTTATAGATTATACTGAAAATTTATTAATATGTCCATCATATAATTATATGAAATTTTATGATTTGCGCGAGACTTTACCGAATAATCATAAATGTGAAGATTTGAAAAGATATATAGATAGATTAATTAAAGAAAAAAGAATAAGTAAGATATCAAATAAGACTACAGAAAATTTAGAGAAATTATATAAATGGTTATATAAAAAATGCAAGAGAATAAATAAATACAATTCAAAATATAATAATGATACTTTTTGGAAAGATTTAATAACACTTATTAAAAATTATAATATCACATCATATACACCTAAAATAGTAGCCGAAATTCAAAAAAGTATTAATAAAAATAATTAAAAATAGTAAAATTATTGAGTAAATAAGGATATGAATAATATATATTAATATATGATATATATAAGTTTTGATATTGGGGTTAAGAATTTGGCGGTATGTATAATAAAGAAGACGGATATATTAGAAATTCTCGATTGGCGCATAATAGCATTAGCATCATCAAAGAAAGAGATTAAAGGGATAGAAGATATATCCGAAAGAATATATATTGAGATGGATAATATAATAGGAAATCTCAAGAATATAAATATAAATATGATAGAATATGTTTTAATAGAGAATCAACCATCTAATTTAAATGGAATAATGAAGACTATTCAACATATAATATATGGTTATTTTAGTTTAATTAAATATTGGGATAAAGAGGTCGGGAGTGTAGTTCTTGTAAATGCTTCCTTAAAAACAAAAAATCACAAATATATAATTAATATTGAATCCGACGATAAAGGCGATGTTAAAAATAAGAAAGGTTTTAGACGCGATAAATATAAAATGAACAAGATGCTTAGTATAGAATTATGTCGCGAATATATAAGTGAAGATGAACATTTAAAAAAGATATTTAATGAAAATAAGAAGAAGGATGATTTGAGCGATGCGTGTTTACAGGCAGTTTCATATATTAGAAGTAATATAAAAGATAACATTGAGAATAAATATAATAAAATATATATTAGAAACATTGATAATAATGAAGATAATGAAAAAGAAGAAAAATCCTAAAATATTGATAATATTAATGTATAGTAATCATGTTATGAACAATATTAATAAAATGCGTTTTAAAAAATCTATAAGAAAGGCGAGATTATGTTTTAGATATTGGTATGATGAAGACGGCATCATAGAATTGCTTAATAATCTCGGGGATAAATTGGATGCGATTATAATTTCTGGTTCTGATTATCGCCTAGTTAATAGAAGATCACCCAAAGTTCCTGAGATAATATTTAAGCATGCTAACAAGATACATATTTTGGCAATTTGTTACGGAATGCAATATATCGCAATAAGATTTGGGAGGTTATCTAATGTCCGAACGAGAGACGCTGGATATATTAGAAACTATGATAAACCTTTAAAAATAAAATATCCTTTTGATATTATAAAAACTAAATATAGATATAATCACAATGAAATAGTTACTAAAGTAGGCAAAAATATAGATGTTGTAATGAAAAGAAAAAATATGATAGACATATTATATTATAAAAAGAAAGATATATTAGGGATACAATTTCATCCAGAATATTATAAAAAATCAGGTAAATTATTTTATGACGCTTGGTTATCGTGGCTATCTAATAGAAATAACTAAAAAATTATTTTTTTCTCTAAATGCGTATTAATAAACATTTAAAAATTATAATAGATATATAAACATTTGATACCCAAATAAATATATAATATGGCTTTACTATCAAATTATAATAATAGAAATAGTGATTTAATAGAATTAAACAAAGATAGTTTTAATACACCGTCTTTTGATTTTAATATACCAATGAACAAACAGTCCAGTATTGGTATAAATAGCGAATTATTTAATAAAAAGAAAATAAGTGACGATGTTATATCAATGTCGTCAGGTTCTTCTAACGGAAGTTCTTCAGGTGGTAAAAAAAACTATATGAAAAATATAGGTAATATTTATCGTAATAAAGATAAAATTGGCAGGGTTACAAAAATAGAAACTGAAAGCGATAGTGACGAAAGTAAAAATAGTGGTAAAAGTCTATACAGTTCAAAAAGTTCGCAAAGTGGAAAAAAAAAGAAATACGATTATAACGCAAGCGATTGTACAAGTGAAAGCGGGCGCAGCGAAGGAAGTGAAGAAAGCGAAGGAAGTGAAGGCAGTGGAGGCAGTGAAGGAAGTGGAGACAGTGGAGGAAGTGGAGACAGTGGAGGCAGTGAAGGAAGTGGTGGCGGCAAAAAAAATAAACATAATAACAATTATAAAAATAATAGTTTTTTAAGCCCTAAAGAAATAATTAAAAACGAGATAAATGAAAAGAGAGAAATAATATATCAATTAGACAGATTAGAATCAAAGGGGTTTAAGATACCTTTTAAATTCAATATGAATTCAGATATTGAAGAGATGAGAACTGAATATAATAGAATTATAAGGGAAAAAGAACTAGATGGTAGTGTGAGATTTCAGCAAAAAATGTTAATGGCTTTTATTTCAGGAACTGAATATATTAATGGGCGATATGATCCATTTTCAATTAAATTAGACGGGTGGTCAGAGCAAGTAAATGAAAATATCAATGATTATGATGATATTTTTGAAGAATTACATTATAAATATAAGGCTACAGGAAAGAAAATGGCACCCGAATTAAGACTTTTCATTTCTTTATCGGGAAGTGCGTTTATGTTTCATTTAACAAGTCGAATGTTTAAAGAACAACCATTGCCTGATGTTGAAAATGTATTACGTTCTAATCCTGAATTAATGAAACAGTTTCAGAATGCGGCAGCGAAACAATATGTAATGGGTAATGCTCAACAACAAATACCACAAATGTCTCAAAATAGAGGTTCGAGCAATGATAATATGGGATTATTTAATATGGTTAGTAATTTATTTGGTTCTTTAAATAGCGATCCTGTACCTTCAAATATGCCTCAATTTACACAAAATAAAACTATTCCATCACAATATAATGAGAAAAAACAATACGATGATATAGATAATATAATTAAAAATGTTCATAGCAAAATATCAATAGACGATACTGATAATAATATAGAAACTCTTTCAGTAAGTGACGAAGAAATAACATCAATAATAGAAGATACAGCGGATATTCAAATATTAAAAGGGCGTGGAAGACCAAAAAAAGGAACACGAACACTAAACATATAAATGTATATAATATATAAAAAAAAGTTATTATCTATTTTTATCTATTTTTTCTAAGATTTGATATTTTTTTAGCAGATTTATTAACAAAACTACCGACTTCTTTAACAGATTTGACTATTCTTTCTGGCGTCTTTCGTAGAGATTTCATGGGATTACGGATTGTATCTTCAACTTCTTCTTCAAATACCTCTATTTTAGATAAAAGATTGCTTAGCGTACTTAATAATATAGGTATTATTATAATAGTGAATAGAAGAGTTAAGAAGAGGAAGAGGGATATCATAGTACCTACAGATATAATATCGCGACTTAAATCTTCCGAACATTTGCATTTTTCATTAGTTAAATATCTAACATAATCAAACGCATAATATATATATACTACAAACATTAAGAAGAATACGAATGTAGCGATTGATAATAATTGAACTACGACATATCCCATACTTTTAGCTACACTTTTAAGAGATATTATAGATGTTATTATAAAATAACCTAATGCTATCATAGTGAAGTTCTTGATAAAATCTTTGTTGGGATGTTCTGAACATTCGCACCCCATATTCTCGAGTTTATAAATATAACTGAGAATTATTAATAATAATATAGCAAAAATTGCTTGGATTATGGCACTACTATAAAAAGATAAGTTATTTTCGCTTTCTTTCATTGTACTATTTCTTACTCTATACTATTATATAGAAATAATTTTTTTATAATTCAATAATATTATAAATAAAAAATTTTGTAGAATTATCTAAGTTTTGAATATCGATACTTTTAATTTTATCAATTATAGATTTATATTTTATAACAGATAATATTTTATATAATTGTTCTAATAAAATATCTATAATATATTTATAGATAGAGGTATTATATATAATAAGGATATAATCAGCAATATTATTTAGTAATATTATAAGGTGTTCTTGTTTATATTTAATCCATATCTTATTAATATTATTTATTCCACGCTTCCATTTAGTATATTCACAATACATTTCATATTCATCATTCAATATTAGAAGATTGTTTTCATATATATATTTAGGAGGGTCCCATTCTTTATTATTTATATAATTATCCCAAAGATTATCTATCATTGTTTCTAAGTATCCCTTATCAAATAGACTTAATAAATTAATATATATATCATTATCACTTGTTTTAATATAATTCCATATTATCATAAATACATCATCTATATTATTATTAAGACTGATGATTTCCTTTATTTTTTCATATATATTATCTTTGTTTTTAATACTAAGTTTATTTAAATTACCTATCAAACACCTTTTAAGTTCAGATTTCTTAGTAAAGTCGGGTATTATAATATGAAATCTTGATTTATTCTTAGGTTTATTATACTTATCTTTATTATTATATATTTTTTTAGCCCATATCATTTTAGGGTCATAATAAGAATTAAAGCACGAATACGTATTTTTTATATCAACTGCTTTATCCAAAATATTTTGCGGTATATCTATGGAATTATAGATATATCTAAAATTCTCTATATTAATCTTAATGATTTGTTCGTCCATTATATTTTATTATTGTAAATAATCTTATATATTGATTAAATAATAATATAATATCGCGAATATATCTAAGTTATAATATACATAAGGCAAAAACAATAATAGTTAATAAAGTATTAATGAAGAGCGAGATAATTAATAAATTAGACGAACTATATTCAAACTATCTTGTATATAGAACTATAATTGTATGCGACGATAGTAGTCAAGACAAGTATATAAATATACTAAAGGATAATAATTATGATAACTATGTGTTAAAAGAGTATGACATGACAATAGATTATAATACTCTTGATGTAAGGATATTTTTAATAGAAAAAAAATATTTTATCAATTTTATCAAAAGGTACATTGAAGATAAGATTAATGCGAATATTGATATAAATATGACGTATTTTTATAATTCAATTATAATACATTTTGATAATGATGAATATGATATCATAAAAGAAACCGATAAAATTAAAAGCGAATATAATGAAATATCCAATAATAACGATATTATTATCTAATAATAATTTAGAGGATTATACAATTAGAATATGGCTGTAAAAAGCAGTTTTTTCAAAAGCGATATATTTATTATGATTTCAATAATATTCTTTTTATTATTAGCAATTGTTATTTTATTAGCGTATAATAAAAATAAAATAATGGAGACTTTTAAAAGCTCTTCAGATGATGATAAAAAATATAGAATCGAGTATTATTATATGGACGGCTGTAGACACTGTGAAGATTTTAGCAAATCGAAAGTATGGGATAAACTTAGTAGCGAGTATAGTAATAATATAGAATTTAAAAAATATAATATGAAAAGTTGCAAGGATAGAATAGATAAATATGAAATTTCAGGATATCCCACGATAATAATAATAGATAAGAGGGATTCTGAGAAAAAAATAGAAGAATACAACGATGAAAGAAAATACGAAATTATGAAGAATTTTGTGGAAAAATATATTAATATGTAAAGATGAAGCAATGAGTGCGAGGACACAAAAAGGTTAAGTAAATAGTAAATATAAGTATATAAGCCTATTAATAAAAATGTATATTAATAAAGGATATATTAAAAATGGGAGGCGGATTGATGCAATTAGTTTTAAAAGGTAATATGAGCGAATATATTACATTGCAACCACATATTAATTATTATAAATATGTTCTCAAAAAACATACTAATTTTTCTATGGAAACTATAGTAATTACTTCAACAGGTGATAGTAATGTAGGATTTAGAACATCAACATCTGAATTACGTATTAATTTTAAAATAAAAAGATATGCTGATTTATTATCAAGTATGTTTTTGACTTTTAAAATCCCTGATATATATTCCGATAATATATATAAGTTTAGATGGGTTAACAATTTGGGTTTTAATTATATAAGAGAGGCGAGTATTAGAATTGGTACAGTTAATATAGAAACAATATATGGTGAATGGATGAATATATGGAATGAATTGACAAGTAAAGATAATGCTGAGTATAATAAATTGATAGGAAATATAGATGAATACGTTGCACCTTTCAATTTTGTTCCAAAATACAGAGTATTAAATAATAGACTTTACAATGTTACCTATCCTGTTTCAAGTTATGTAAAAACACCAAATATTCCTAGTATTAAAAAGAGGAAGATTCAAGTTCCTCTTAATTTCTGGTTTACAAAGAATCCTTCGTTGGCTCTTCCATTATTAAAATTAGAGAATAATGAAGTTGAACTGGACATTTATATAAATGATAAGGCTTTTGAGGGATTATATCAAGTTTGGAGCAATATATTAAATACTTATGTAAGTTCAACTATGTATAATCTTATACATAGACCAAATGTACCATTAAATATAACAGCATTTGTTAAACCAAGTGATGTTAATTTTGATGTAAATAATGAATTATTATGCACATATGTATATTTAGATAGTGTTGAAAGAAGTAGCTTACTATTAAATACTAATCAATTAAATTATATTATAAATACAGTTAAAAAAACACCAGCGATTACATTAAATGATAATCATACTTTAATAGATATAACGAACGCAAATCATCATATTAAAGAAATTATATGGATATCTAGACGAAGTGATTCTATAAGAAACTTTAATAATTATACGAATTATACAGCATCTCACGAATATAATGAGGGATTAGGAATATTAGAAAGATCCGCAATATTATGGAATCGTGAAATATCGCGTGCTGACTATGATGCTAATTATTATAATCAAATACAGCCTTATAAATATCACACAAACATACCAAGAACAGGTCTATATTGTTATTCGTTTGCTCTATTTCCCGAAAAACAGATAAATTCAGGATCTTATGATAATACGCAGATTACTACGTCATTATCTATAAATGTTAATACTGATGTTAAAAATGATGCTGTTTATAATTATATTAGCAATATATATACTCAAGTTCTTAATCAAAGTTATCCATTAAATTTCGAAATTTCCATATATGTATTAGAAATAAATGTTTTAACAATATTAAATGGAAGTGCAGGATTGAAATTTAGTTAATAATTAATATTTTTTATATTCTTTTATATTATTAAAAGTATTAATGGATTTATTTATATTAATAATAATAATCGTTTTTGTGTTAATAATAAAATATTTGATAGATACTATTAATTCCCTCAATGGCGAAATTAGAGAGATTAAAGATAAATGTATAGGAGAATCTAAGAATGGCAAGGATATAACATTTACTAAAACTACCGATAAACCTTATACTAATATTAATAATGATATAATCAAAAGTATTGTATATTTTAAAGATTATTTTGATAATAATAAATGATGTTATATATAAAAGTATATAAATATATATAAATAATATAAGCGTTTATAATTAAATGCCAAGAAAAAGTAAAAATACGGATGTTAAATCTACAATAGATAAGAAAAAGGGGTTGATGAATACTATAGTAAAAGATGTTGTATTAGTTGAAAATGAAGATATTATATTGCAATTACCTATATCTGACAGCGATATAAATAAAATAAATATAACTGACGAACTATTAGAAGCACCAACTCCTTATGAACCTAACTGTTGTTATATAAATGAGACAAATTTTTATAATAATATTCAAGATAATTTAATAAAACAAGATAGTAATAAAGATAATAATATAGAATATAGCGATAATACTATTAAATCTTCAAATAATTGCTATTGGTGCTGTCATACAATAAAAGATAGAATTTATGGAATGCCATACAAATATAATAATATAACAAATACTTATATATTATTTGGAAATTTTTGTTCATTAGAATGTGCGAATGCTTATAACTTTTCATCTCATTGTGGAAGTGATAAAGTATGGGAAATAAACAGTTTAATACAAATGCTAAGTAAACATTTTGGATGTATTCGTCCTATACGTCCCGCTCCTTCGCGTTTTTTACTAGATATATTCAATGGACCTATGAATATAGAAGAGTTCCGTAAAGGTCATCATACAAATGAGAAAACACATATATTAAATCTTCCGCCTATGATAGCAACTACTTATAATTATGAAATTGTAAATACATCTTATCTCAAAAATATTACAGATAATATGAATAATAAAATTGAAACAAAAAAATATAAAAAATGATATAAGAACACAGATATTATAATTATTGTGAATTACATATTAATTATTAATAACAATGAGTGTTATAAATATCGTAGATTATACTGACAATACTCGCGATACTGAAGATAAGGAAATATATTTTTCAAAATATAGAGTATCGACTATAACTTGCAATGCGAATATTGGAGAAGATATTAATTTAAATTTAAGAATGTTATTTGATAACATTGTAATAATTGACAAGGATGATACAGGTGGTATAGTATGGGCTCAATATATGAAAGATGGAGATGATTTGAATAGAGGAATATATCCTAAAAAGAGAAGAAATAGTAAGAAAAACAAAATGAAGAAAAATAGATTTGATAATCAGGTTACTATAATATATAAAAATGATAAATATATGCCTAATGTAAAAATATTTAAGAATGGAAATATTCAAATTACAGGAATTAAAATTGTAGAAGATACAGAAATTATTGTAAATCATATTATTGATAATATTAAAAATATTTACAACAATATAAGTAATGATATTATAAATAACAGGGATGAAAATTATAAATTAAAATTGAAATATCAAAATTTTAAAATCAGGATGATAAATTCAGATTTTAAGGTATATTGCGAAGAGTCTTTGACAGTTCCATTTGGATTAAAAAGACGTGAAATACATAAGATATTTATTTGCGAATTATATAATAACAAGTGTTCTTTTCAGCCTGGAATATATCAAGGTGTTAAATTAGAATATTTCTGGAATAAATGTAATGATAAAAAGAATGGCATCTGTTATTGTCCTAAAAAATGTTATGGAAAAGGAAAAGGTGAAAATATCGGAGATTGTAAAAAGGTTACGGGAGCATTATTTGAAAGTGGTAGTATATTGATTACTGGCGGTGTATCATTCGAGCAAGTAGACGAGGTTTATAAATATATATGTGATTTCTTAATAAAACACAAAAATAATATAAAAAAAATACAACCAACTATCTTGATTAATCAAGAAAATCAAGAAACAATTTAATAATAACATTATATATTAATTTCTTTTACACGTTGGTGTTGTACGCATATCTTTTTTTCCGTCTTTATTAACAAATTGAGGCATAGTATATCTTTCATCTCTTGTTCCATCATTCTTAATAGGAAATTTCAAATCTGTGGTTTTTCTTGTTGATGTAGAAGTAGATACAGTATTTTTAGGCATTATGATAAGATGATAATATAATCATTATATCAATTTTTATAATTATATTACATTCGTTGTATGACAACTAAAATTATAATTGTCTTGTCCATTTACTGTAGTATATTTTTGATATTTATTAGTATTTATAAAATTATTTCCAGGTCTATTATACGAGGGTATATGGTGGCTAGCATAAAATTGTGAGGCATATGCTACAGCATCAGGTTCAACAGGAGGCATTTTATAACTATTACCCCAAGGTTTTTTATCAAATAAAACATCCCCTGTATATAACCCCGCATTTTTTGGTTGAAGAGGTACAGGAACATTAGGATTATAATCTAATTCAGTATATTCTAAATCTTTTTTCATTATTCTATATATAAAATAGATATTATTATATAAAGATAAAATTAATATTTAATGTAAAATAGTATGAGTACAGAAAGAAAAAAAAGAAGAGTTGCTGATTTTGTAAAAGATGGTATGGAAACAGCGGATATAAAAACGATGGTACAGGATATTGTTTTATATATGACTGAGAACAAGACTAAATATTCATCACACGATGAACTATTGAAGGAAATGAAAAATTCAATAGAAGGAATCTTGTTTTTTGAAGAAAGATATCCTATGTTATATGCCATGGTTACAAAAGAGGAAGGGTTTGAATATAGTAGTCTTGAATATTTCTTGGGAATGCGAGATAAAATAATAAATAATCAATTATCTTCCGAACAGGCTTCTAAAGAGGTTGGACAGGTATGGTTTGATAAATATTATAAAAATCCAGAAGGTAAATAGAATATTTTTATATTTTTATTAAATATATTTTATAATTTGAGTACATAACTTTTTATTTTCTAAATTTTCTAAACTTTTTTATAAATTTCTAAATAAATAAAGTTATGTACTCAAATTATTCTATTCATTTTTATAAAAATTCTTGGTTATTCTATATATAATTGATATACATATTGCTATTAAATATCTAAATAATTATATAGATGATAATAGAGATATTTATTAGTTCTTTAATAATAGGCGCTATTGTAGGATTACTTGGTATAGGAGGTGGCGTATTATATTTACCTTTACTTGTTCATTATAATTTTTCATTTCAGCAAGCAGTCGCTATTTCTCTTTTCTTAAATACTATACCTAACGCATTACCTGGTTTATATTTATATTATCAACATGGATTTTTTGATTTTAATGCTGCAATTATAGTGGCTTCTGGAAGTATATTGGGAGGTATTGTAGGTGCTTATTTAGGAGCAAATAATTATATAGATGACAAAACATTATATCGTATATACACATTACTTTTATTATTTACAACGATATATATGTATTCATATTATTGTTAGAGGCAATAAGAATAAGAAAACTACTTAGTTTTTTAGCAGCCTTATTACTTATAAATTTTTTATATTTTGCTAATGATATAAATACCCCCTTTACTTTAACATATTCGCCCCGGTTGTGTATAATTTTAACTTTATTTTTTTCATAAATTTTTATAAAAATTGATATAAGCAATTAAATATATATATTTTTTAACAAAGTATTATTATGAGTAGTGATATGTCATTGTCCAATGTCCCCCCTAAGAATCTTAATGAATTAATTGTAATTACTTATGATAGCAATGGAGGCAATACTACTCATGCAAATACTCTTATTAATATGCTAAAAAAATATCATTTCTGGCCGAATATCAAAGTTAAAAAATTTAAGAATAATGATGATATTGTGCTTCTTCACAATAATTATAAGATGAGTGATATTTGCGAATATAAGGAACTTTATGAGCAATGTCGGAGTATCGTATTGGACTTCTCACTCTCATATAATAATAATGTTGTCGTTACATATGCCAATTCTATTCCACGAAGAATTAGTTATGAAGAATATATTTCGAAGATTTATAGCGATACTGATAAATGTTATGAGGCATATGATGGGACTATAATTACAGTATACAATTATAAAAATCAGTGGTATTTTGGTACTTCAAGTTGTCCTGACGCAAATAGTTCAAAGTTCTCGCATCCAACAAAATCGCACGGCAAGATGTTTGACGAAGTGCTTTTGCAATTGTATAGTAAATCTCCTGAAATTGTCGAAATGCTTTCTCACATTCAGCCAGATAATGTTAATGAAACTTTGCGTGCTATGTTTGTTTCTAATTTGAATTCCGAACATGCATATGAGTTTGTATTGATTCACAGTGATAATAAACATATTATTGATTATACAGATGTTCTTGGTGAAAATTATAAGGAACTAGTACATATCAATACAAAAAACAGAATTACACTTGAAGAATATGATATTAATATGTCTTCAATTCAAGAATTATATAATATGGGTGTTAGATATCCTGTGTATTTTGCGGATATTAATCAGGCAAATCTTCATATTAATCAAAATAAAAGTTATGGATTGATTATTAAGAAGAAAACGGAAGGAGAAAACTTTTCACGACTATATAAAATATCATCGGCATATATTAACTATCGCGAAGAAACAGACCCTTGCCATCCCAATATATGGATGAATATCCTGTCTGTATATATGAAAAATAAGCAAAATTATACGATTAAGGATTATATTGCTACATATAACCCTAATATTGAAATTCCAATTGATAATAATGGAAGACAGATAGACCCTACATATTTGGTTCATACGATTATTTCTACAATCAAGGATAGTCTATATAGTTATTACAAATCTACGACAACATATAATCCGACATATAATAGATATAAGATGAATAAGGAGATGGATAAACAATTCGCTCCAATTATTCAATATCATTTGGCACAATTGAGAAATCTACAGATTACAACATTTAATAAGAAACTAATTACAAGTTCTAATATTTATTATTATCTGTGTCAATGTAATGATATCAAAAATATCAAAACACTTATTCAATTCTTTGCTTCTAATCCAATTAATGAAATGCAATCACGGACATCTATGTGTTTCGCAATTATGAATACATTGATTTCATAATTTTGATAAATCTAAAATATATTATTAATAATAGATAAGAATATAAAATATGTTAGACTACTTTTCTACACAAGGATGGATATATATATTATTCAGCATAATATTAACAATAATATGTTTAATATTAAATATATATATACAAGGTCCTGGTGTATATCTATTAGTATATGTAATATATATATTAGTTATACTACTGACGGGTTATAATATAACATGTTTGACAAAAGGCGAATGTTATATATGGAGTTGGATAGTTAGTATAATGACTTTAATACCTATGATATTATTGATAGTATTCATGATATATTTTATAATATATCAAAAGAAATAGATAAATATTTTTATTTTTAAAAATTGATATATAAAAATATTATAAACTATATATTAATAGGATGTTTTACAATTATAAGTTTGATTCAATAGACCCTTCAAATAATCATAGTTTTGATATTCATAATATTGATTTGGCGATTGTAAATGGTATGAGAAGAATTATAATGACTGATATACCAAATTTAGGAGCAATTGGAGAAAAATTAGATAAAGATGAACCTACAGTTAATGTTATAGAAAATACAGGTGCTTTACACGATGAATTTATAATACATCGCATAGGATTAATTCCTATTTGTATGACAACAGATGAAATTGAAAATTACGAAGATAATTCTCTTGTTATTGAACTAAATGTTAAAAATACTACTAGTAAAAGTGTTGATGTAAGAACATCAGATTTTAAGGCAAAATTAAATGACATTGAATTAACTGAAAAAAAACTAAAAGAACTATTTCCGCCAAATAAAGTATCAAAACATAATATATTAATTACACGACTAAGACCTGGCGAACATCTACATTTAAAGGCAAATATTGTAAAAAAAACAGGACGTGATAATGCGTCGTTTAACCCTGTTTCTTTATCAAACTTTTCGTATATTCAAGATCCTAAAGAGGCAAAGAAATATGATAGTATTTTAGATAAGGAACGAGCCTATTATATGAACGAATATGGAGATCCTACAAAATTCAAATTTGACATTGAACATATTAATATTAATATGGGTCCACGATATTTAATTCCTAAATCTTTAGATATTATTATAAGCAAATTAAATAATTTAATGTCTGAATTGATAAATATTAATAATTCGGTAATTATTAAAATTCAACAATTTCAAGATATCGCAGAGACTTATGAATTTATTATTGATAATGAAGATGATACATTGGGAAATATTATACAATCATATGTACATAATAATTATGTGAGAAATAAAAAAAATGTAAATAATATGACATGTAAATATATAGGATATATATGCCCCCATCCACTAAAATCTACAATGATTATAAGAATAACCTTGACTGATATTACAGATAAAAATATGTTTATTATATTTTTAGAAAAAATATGCAAAGAGATTATAAATGAAATAGTAGATATTAAGACAAAATGGAATAAGTTCTCAATAGATAATAATGTATCATAATTTATATTATTATATATTAAAAGAAAGAGATAAATTAATAATGTCAGTTAATATTGATGATATTGAGTATAATTATGAAGATGAAGAATTGGATAATATTGAATATCTTGAGATAATGAGTTTAGATGATATTATTAAAGATAATCCTTCTTTTATAGCATTATCGCGCAAAGATATTAAGGATAGTTTATTTGAGTTATTTGTTAATAATAAAAAGGCAGATGATATAACTAATCTTTTTTACAATATATTAAATGATATAGAAGATAACCGTGGAAAATTAAAAAATTATGATAATTATATTTTTAATGCCGAAGTTGAAAAAATAGATTCAAGTTATGATACAATAGATAAAAATGATTCTTTGAATTTTAATAATCTTAAGAAAAAGTCAGTATTAAATCATGATATAGCAAAGGATAAATATTTTTTTTGTATTAAATACAATAATGATTCAACTAAACTACGCTTAAAACCTACATCTAAAATAAATATTACAATAGAACCTAATAATAAATATTTTCCAATATATTATCCAGTATATCCTATTGACGATGTTAATATTCCTATAATATCTGCTTATTATAAAATTCCCAAAGTAATAATAAATGATTATATATATACTAAAATAACATCGCATTTAACTAAGACTAAAAACATTAATTATGTATCTTCTGAAGATTATGACAATATAAATGATTTAGTTAAGGATATTAAACCAGATATTCATAATATTATAGAATATTTAAAAAAATGCTTCGATTTAGATTATTATAATATAGAAATTGCTTTAAATAAATTTGGCAAATCTCTTGATTTTATTAATAAAGATGATTTTGATATTTTATGTGATTATTTGACGAAAGTTATTGGGACATATAAAGAACGGAAAAATATATCAAGACCTGTAAAAATCAAAAGACCTGATATTATAAATAAAAAATTAATTTTCTTTGAAAAATTAAGTACCACAATACAATTATTAAATTTAACAGAAAACATAGTAGATTTTTTAGATAAAAATAAGATGATTTTAGATAATGAGCGTGAAAATAATATTATAACACAAAAAATAAAACCATTAGCAGATTTTAAAATTTATGAAATAATACAAGAAATTAAAAATACTGGTAATTATGAAAATGAAGAGGCGATAATAGAAATTTTAGATATTATCAAGCATTCTCTTAAAAATAGTAATATATTGGAAGCAATTCACACTATTGATAATATATTAAAAACATATGAAAAAAAGGAATTAATTATAAAAAAATATGAAATAGTTAAGAAAGATAATGAATATTCGCGGAATCATATTTTTGATTATGATAAAGACGGAAAACAATATATAATATCATATCGCGAAAGTAAAGAAATCAAAGATAGTCATAATATTGATAATTACGAGGGCATTCCTGATAAACAATTTGTTCAGGAATTAAAAATGGAAAATGATGATAATATAGTATATAATGATTATGCGAATAACGATAAAGATGATAATATATATTTTATTGATTTTAATAAATTAGATATTAATAAATATATAACTAATATAAATTACAAAAATGAGTTAGGATTTGTTAATAGTTTAGAGCCCATTTTAAATATTATGTATGGAATTAGTAAATTAGCATATATAGATTTTGATTATGATGTATTATGTATTGAATTATTCAAATATAATCGTAGTATTTATAACAGACGCGATTTATATACAAAAACATTTCAAGATAATGATATAGAAGTGAGTGAAGAAATAATTAATTGTTTGGATAAATTATCGCCAGAAACTATTTCATCTATGATTCGTAATAAAAAAGCACCATTTACAGATATAGATGATAATGAAGAAAAAATTATAAATGAATGTAATAATATATGGATAGATGATTTTAACGATATGTTCTTAAATGCGTTGACCTATTGTATAATATATATACAAGAAAGGATATTAAATGATACGATATTTATAGATATTGATTATTTGAATGGTAATTTTATAAGTTACTGGGATAACTGTGGAACACCTCTACATAAAAAAGAAGATCGTGGAGTAATGACATATTTAATAGAGATAGTTAAAGAGTATTTTAATATAAATAATGATTTTAAAATAGATATAGACAAATTATTTGGCAGAATTTATGATAAAATTGAAGATAATTATAAAGAAATTCTTGAGATTATGAAAAAGAACGATGAAATATGTAAAGAAAAAAAGAAAAAATTAAGAGGTAAAGAAGAGAGAAATAAATTAGCAAAATTAAATACAGATAAACAATGTGGAAATAAATTAGAATTATGTAAGGAACAATTTATACTATCTTTATTATATATGCCTGATATTAATTATAAAAAAATACATAAATTTTTGAATGGTTGTTGTTTAAAAAAACTTGATGATAGTTTTAATGATAATATTGATTTTAAAAATGCTAAAAGAAATGATTTAATTCAATTTAAAGAATATTACGCAAAAATTAGGATGACAAATAAACGACGAGATTTAAGATTTATTCCTAAAAAAGATAATACATTAGCGTCATATGAAGAAAATGCGATAGTTAATCCTATATATTTAGACGATTATATAGTTAATATAAATAATAATTCTAAAATAGTAAATATATGGTTGAGTAAAATGAAAGAGAAAAACAACAGTATATTTCCTGTTAATATTATAGAATATTTTGAAAATAATAATACAAAAACTATAAAAGCAAGTATATTATTTAATATAAATTTATTGACAAAAACATCAAAACACGCAGGAAATGAATTTATTGATAATTTTAATAATGTTAGAAAAAATATCAAGGGTAACAAAGATGCTAACGATAAGATTAAATATTTAAATATAATTCGTGCTATAATAAAAATACTATATAATAATCTACAAAATAAAGATAATAGCGATGATATTAATATATTACTAGAAAATTCTATAAATGATTTAAAGAATATTATAATAGATTTGAAAGATTTAAATAATATATATAATGATGAAATAGAGAATGATATAAATTTAATAAATAAATATATTGTTAGTAGAGCATTATGTTGTCCTTTTAATATAGATGAAACATTAAATGAAAAGATAATATCTAATGTTATAAATCAACAATATATACAAAAAATAACAAATAATATATATGAAACAGTATTAAAAATAATAAAATTATCGTTTCCAAGTATTGAAGAAAATATAGATTTTTTGAATAAACAGCGCGAGGAAAATAAACAGGGAAAAATCAAGATTCTAAATGATAAAACAGTAGAAGATAATAAATTAATAAAAGAAATGAAAAAGGCCGGAATAAAACACGCGATAATCCAAGAAAAAATAAACGAAGGGAATGACGTATATGATAACGATGACATATTCAAAGATATATCTAATAATGATAATAATAATGTATTAAACGATATAATCAATAATGATATCATTGATAATAATATAGATGGTGCGGATACTGATAATTTGATGACATATGATAGAGAAGATGATGACGAATATATGGATACGCAAGAAATGGGTTTCATATATAATTAAAGATCTAATATTACCTATATTAGATCTTTGGTATTTTTTGTAAATTATAATTATTATCTTATATTATTATAATAGAACGCAAGATGAATAGTTTAGATAAAAATGACAATTTAAAATTATTGAATGTATCAGGAAAATATAATAATTGTTTTTATAATTCTATATATTTAGTGATTAAAGATAATGATAAATTTAAATTAACTACAAAATCTTATAATATCACGAACGGTACTAAATTGCGTAAATATTTATGTGATAATATTATTAGCAGAAGTACTAAATCGTTTGTAGAATATCTTAAAATAGCAAAAGATTTATTGATTATGTTATATAAAGGGGAAACAAGTCTTGAAATTCACGATATAGCATCTATGTTATCTGTAAATACTGCGGAATTAGAATCATTGATAAACGCTGGAATATTAAATACAAATTTAGAATCAGAAGCAGGATTACAAAATTTATTAGAGGAGCATTTAAAAGTTGGTTCTCGTATGCCTTCGGAAAGTGAAAGAAAAATGGTATTGTCTTACATCAAACAATCATTTAAAATTATAATAATAGAAATAATATTAGGTGCTAAAACGGGAGATGTTAATAATGTTGATAAAACTCTTGACAAAATATATAAATATGTATATAAAAAACATAGAGTTAAAAGTATATCCCAACAATCTTTAGATTTAATATTATTAAAAACACTTAAAGATGATATTAAAATTGCTGATATAATAAATAAAATTAAATATCGTATTTTTGAAAAATTACATAATATCTCTAAAAATAATAGGGAAAGTAATTCTCGTTTTAATTATTCAGTATTTATTAATGATATGCGTCATTATCAAGTATTAAAAATAAATAAAAAAATAATAAACAATTATCGTGAAGTATCTGATTTTTTATCACCTAAAAATAATTTCACATTTAGTCAAAAAAGTATTAGAAGTTCATCTAATAAATAAAATCATTATTATCTATATATTAAACATTTTCACCAGCACCATATATTTTATTGTCTTCAACGACGGTTGATAAATCATTTTTTGGTGGTATATTAGATATATTTACAAGTGATGCTCTACCATTTGAATCCTTGTTTCCTCCACTAAGTCTTTTTGCTACATTTGTATTACCTATAATACCATTTAATTGAATAGGAATATATCTATTAGCATCACTAAAACATTTAGCAACATCTGTTTTATATTTTAGAGGTATTTCTTCAAAAGAACAATCTTGTATTAAATTATCATATTTCAAAGATAAAATATTAAAGGTTTCTTTTGATACATTTCCATCACACGCTTCTATTTCTTGAGATAAAAGCATAAATTGCTGAGATAATTTTTTAAATATTTCAAACTTTTCGCTTGCTTTTATACTATTTGTAAGTGACATTATAAGGACACTAACGGCATTAACAATAATGTTAGGAATTTTAATAGCATTAGCATCTTCGCTAATACTATTTATAATACACATAGTAGAACTTGTTAATACAAGAGGTATATTAAAACAGAACTTAACAAAACTCCAATGAGATGATGCCTTAGTACATAATAATGTCATTGATTCGCATTTATCTAATAATTTTTCAATATTATGCATTATTTTTTAGTTTATCTAATAATATAACATTTTTTTATTTGAATTATTATATTAGATAAGCGTATGAATATAGAAGTTAAAACAAACGACTGGGTTCTCCCAAATAGAGTTGGTTATAATAAAAAAATATATAATACTTTTAATCCTTCAAAATATCAAAGAAAAAAGGAAATATCGGCTTGTAATTGTTCTAAAGAATCATGTGATTTAGATGTATCCAAAGTATCTCTTTTTCCTCAACAAAGAATTATCAAAGATTATATGCAATTTGATAGTCCTTATAGAGGCATATTATTATATCATGAATTGGGTTCTGGTAAATCGGCAGCATCAATAGCAGCAGCCGAAGGATATATAAATCGTAAAAATGTTATTATAATGACTCCAGCATCATTATCGCAAAATTATGAAAATGAATTAATGAAAATATCTACTGTTGGATTAAATCTTAAAAAATCGTGGACGTGTATTAAAGTAAAAAAGACAGATTCAAAAATGATGGAAGGTTTAAAAATATATGCAATTGATAAACAATTAATAAAAAAAGATGGTACTGTATGGATTCCTTTATATAAGAAAGATATTGTAGGTGCGGAGATAGTAATAGATAATATTAAATATAGTGATTTAAGTTCAAATTACAAAGAAGACATAAACAAGATTATAACAAATATAATAAGAAATAGATATAAATTTATAAATTACAATGGGATAACAAATAAGATGTTAAATGATATGGGTGTTACTAATAAAAGCAATGAGGGTGATAATAATTATTTCAATAATTCTTTTATAATAGTTGATGAGGTACATAATTTTATAAGTAGAATAGCAAATGGTTCAAAAATAGCGATGAAAATCTATAATAATATAGTTATTGCGAAGGATGTAAAATTAGTATTATTATCGGGTACACCAATAATTAATCAACCTTATGAAATATCGTTTTTAATAAATTTGCTGAGAGGTCAAATGTTAACCTATAAAATACCTATATTACAAGGAATCGCCGACAAAAAGACACTAAAAGATATTTTAATTAAATCGCAACATTATGATTATATTGATGAAATATATAATGATAATAAATATGTAAATATAATATTATTTCCTAAAAATTATGTTCGTAAAGATAATGATTCTTCTGTAATAGTTAGAAAAGATTGGATAAAAGAAGATAAGGATATAATTAAAGATATAATAAATACTATAAATAAGGATAAATTTTCAGGTATTTTAAAAAATAGAAAATCTGTTATAAATACATTTGAAAGTAAAAAACCTTATTTAATAGTAACAAATGGGACTACTGGTTCATTAAAAACAAAAATGGCAGATTATATAATTGATAATTATAAATTGAGTACTGATAATATAAAGATAAATATAGATGATTTGGTAATAAAAAATAAAGAATATAAAAAACGCATTTTAGATATAATTAAAAAAGTAAATAAAGAATGTAATAATAATAGAGCGTGTATTTTAGAAAAATACGAGAATCCAAGTGATAAATTATTAGAAGAATTTCATAAAGCATATTATGATATAAGAACCGGTGTAGATAACATAGAATGTTCGCCGCGAATTAAAAAATCATGTGATATGCTTAATAATTTAAATTTAGAAAATGCTTTACGCGAAAGTAGAAATATTGTATTTGAAACGCAGGGATTATCAGTACCTAATTGGTTATTATCACAACCTTATTTAACAGAAAAATATAACGTTATATTCGGATATTCTTTAATGCCTATTAAAACTATAACAGAAGTTATAATAAAACGCGCTATAGCAAAAATAATTAAATATGAGAAAAATCAAGATATGGAAGCACCACGCTATCCTAATATTAATAAAAAAATAATTGGTGAAAATATAAAAAAGATTATCAAAACATTAAGCAAACTACGTAATGATTGTATGGATGATACTAAATATTTAACAGAATGCGGTATCAAGAAAATAAATAAATTACTTATATTTGATAATAAAGAATTTAAATTAAATTTAGTATATGAAGATGGTGATAATATAACAGATGAAGAATTTGACAAATTAATTAGAGATATAGTTAAAATGGATTCTCATGGTAATTTTAGTGATGTAGATTTTTCTTTAAATACAAAATATATTGAGGACAAAAATTATGCATTGCCTAATAAAAAGGAGGATTTTGATAAGTTTTTCATCAATGATGAAGACCCAGAAAATATAAAGATAATTAATGAAGATTTATTTAAAAGACGCGTATTAGGTATATTGAGTTATTATAAGACTACGGGTTCGGAATTATTCCCATCATTATTACCTGAAACGATTAGACATATCTATATGACTAATCATCAAATCAAAAAATATATGGATGTTCGCATAAAGGAAATAGCAATGGATGACAAAAAGAAGAAATTTGGAAATAAAGGGAATGTTGAAATTAGTTCTGTTTATAGAGCATTTAGTAGATTAGTTTGTAATTTTGCTTTTCCTGATGAAATACCTCGTGAATTTCCGCAAGATATAAGAATATTAAAGAAAAAAGAACTGACTTTAAATGAAGATGATGATAATAGCAAGGGAAGTAAAGAGGATGATAAAAGTGCTAAAAAGAAATTAAATAAAGATATAGATGCTGAATATAATAAAAAGTTAAATAAGGCATTAATAGATTTAAGAAAAGGAGATTATTTAGAAAAAATTAATTTACAAAATTATTACAGTCCAAAATTTGCTCAAATGTTAGAAGATATAAATACATCTCCGGGTAGTGTTTTAGTATATTCACAATTTCGCGTTGTGGAAGGTTTAGGTATATTTAAGGAAGTTTTAAATAAACACGGATATATAGAGATTAATGTAATTAAGAATGATGAATATGGATATATACTAGAAGATGCTGAAGTATTTGATGAAAAATATGATAATAAAAGATATGTAGTTTTTAATTCTGATCGTGAAAAGACTAATATATTAATGAATTTATTTAATGGAGATTTTGCCAATCTACCTGATAATATAAGATATAGTTTACCTAACAAAGGCAATAACTTAGAACAGAGATATGGAAAAATTGTTAAAATTATGATGATTACGCAATCTGGTGCTGAAGGCATATCATTAAAGAATGTTAGACGTGTATTAATTACAGAATATTTCTGGAATTCTGTGAGAATAGATCAGGTTATTGGACGTGCGGTTAGAACTTGTAGTCATATGTCATTGCCTGTTGAAGATAGAAATGTAGGTGTTTATAAATATATAATGAAATTTACCAAAGATCAATTGATTAAAAATCCAACAATTAGAATAAAAGATAATGAATTATCTACTGATGAGCATATATATGATAGGGCAAATAAAAAAGAGGAATTAATTAAAAACTTCTTAGATATGTTAAAATCGTCATCAATAGATTGTATAATACATTCAGAAATAAATAAACCATTGAATAATGGTTATAAATGTTATAATTGGCCTATAAATAAAAATGTTGATAAGTTATCATTTACACAAAATATAAATGAAGATAGTGTAATAACTAAATATAAAATGTTCGAGAAGACTAAAATAGGAAAAGGTAAGGTAGTATCAAAAAATGGTATAAAATATGTTTTATTAAATGATAAATTATACGATTATTATAGTTATAAAAATGCGGGGGTATTACTATTAGTATAATATATATTATATAAATAATAAATAATAGTAAATAAGAAGCATATACTTATTTTTAATAATAATATAAATGAATAATATAATATTGCAATATTTTGATAATATTAATGAAAATATTATATTAGATAATGCGGAAAATGTTTTATATGATTACACGATTGGATTAGATGTACAAGATATAAGAAGAAAATGTATATGTCGTTGTAATAATAATTTTAATTTATGTAATCGTAATATTATAGATAATTCTATATATTGTAGATATCACAAGAATACTAAAATAGGTTATATATATAAGATATTTTATGATATATTAAGAGAAAGAAATGATGTAACTAACAATGATTTATATTCATTATATAGATATATTAATAATATAGAAAATTCAAGTAATATAAAAGAGGAATATATTGAATTATTAAGAAATATACCATTTAAAATACTATTGAATATAGCAAAAGAACTTAATATAATATCAGGAAATCGTAAATATAGCAAAACTGAATTATATAATTTATTATATATTATTAATAAAAAAACTTTTGAAATTGAAAATGATAGTGTAAGTATTAAAATATTAAACAAACTATATAATATAATACGACAAAAATCTAAAAAAAATCTTAAAAATAAACTAAAAGATAGTATAATATTAAAATATAATACCGAAGATAACTATATGAATGATGAAGAACTTTTTACAGGTGAAAATATATGCGATATATCAGTAAATAAATTATATGTATTGAAAAATAGTAGAAATGAGAAATATATTTTTGATGCTGTAGAATTAGAATATTTTATTAGAAAATGTATTGAAAATAAGCAAGAACCTTATAATCCATACAATCGCGATAAATTAGATGATTATACTATTGAAAATTTAAAATTATTTATAAAATACAAAGGTCTTATAATAAAAACAGATGAATATTTATGGGAAAATAATATGCATGCTTTTACTGAATTATCTTTAGAAATAGAAAGTAAAGGATTTTATAATAGTCCAGAATGGTTTAATAAATTAAATGATGCTGATTTTTTAAAAATTATAAAATATTTTAAACTATTTTCAAGTAATATACCCGAGAGTAATAAATATTTTAATGATATAAGAGCAAATACATTAATATATGATTTTTGTAAAGATGCTATTAAAATGTTTAAAGAATGTAATGATGAATATTATATATTATGTTGTAATTTTATAAAAGCGACAGCACTGTGTTCAAACAATTTTTTCAATAATATGCCATCATGGCTTTTAGGTAATAATAGTGATAATATTCGCATTAATACTAATCTGGAAAATCTAATGGGATTAATTAATAGAAATAATGCTACAGAATTGACAAATAATTTTTTATTATATTATTATGTAGAATATAGTTAAAGTGTAATATGAATGATATTAAATATACTCCCGATTTTGCTTATACACCTATCAGTTCTAATAATTTACTAAATGTAATAGAAGAAAAACAAAAAAATGTAATAGATACATATATAATAAAATTTAAAACAGCATTTTATGGATTTTTATTATTTATTATTTTATCACTTCCAGTAGCATATAAAATTTTAGATATGATAGCAAAAATTATATCAAATAATATAGATGTTTATGATTTTAATACAGATGAACCATCGCCATTAGGGCGTGTATTTATGGGATTTATAATATTTATTTTACTATTTATTTTATAGATATAGTTATCTACTTTTTCTTTGGAACAGTTGCTTTTTTAACTGCCTTCTTAACAGGCTCAGGCTCAGGTTCAGGCTCAGGCTCTTCTTCATCTTCATCATCTTCTTCTTTTTCTTCTTTTTCTTCTTCCTCATCTTTCTCATCTTCTTCTTCATCTTCTTCCTCTACAGGAGTAGGAACTACTTGTTGATTTTTTTTATTATCTTTTTCAGGTACGACGGTAGCAATAACCTTAGAAATTACTTCAGTATCAATGTCAATATCTTCGTCATCTTCATCATCATCTTCTGCATTTTCTTCATCGCTATCTTTTACAAAAGTAATTTTTGAAGTATTAATCTTTTGAAACTTAGCAGAAATAATCTTCCAACTACATCCAAACATTCCCGCCGAAAACCATAGACCATTAAGTTGAATAATGAATTGCGCCTTTCCACCCTTGAGATTTGCAACATAGTCCTTGAAATCAATCTCGTTATTATCCATATCATATGCGTCAAATTCAAATTTATCTTCAACAGAATCATAAGGAAGTTTTGCCTTGAAAGTAGGAGGATATTTATCAGCAAACATACCTGTTTCCTTATCCTTATCGCGGCGTACAATAGGGCTAAACATATTCTCAATAGCACCCTTATTACCCTCGAAGTTCTTCTTAAACCATGCTACACTATTCTTGCTAGCGTCTTCACAGATTTTTTGTTCAAGTTCAATCAACTTATCATGAAATGCCTGAAGTTTTGGATTTTCATCTTTTCCCTTAAAAGATGCCGTAATATCATACTTACGCGCTTCATCCTTACGTTTAGGGTCATCCTTGATAAACTGAGTATTGTCATTGACGCCATAGGGAATTGATAGAATAGGGGTTTGGATATTAATTTTTGAACCTTGATAATTAAGATAGACAGATTTAGCACCTGATTTCATTACCTTCATTTCAGAATACTTAATCTTGTCGACATTGAATTGCTTAGGGAGGAGAACGTTCATCGTTGTATATATATATTAATTAATCTTTATATAGACTATCAATTTTTATTATTTTTTGTGTCTTTTTTTAAATTGAAAAAAATTGACAAAAATTTGGTATCAACACAAAATAGAATATGAAGATATTCGCCCAATATAAATAAATATAAAAATACAAATAATACATTTATTTTGAAAAAGTATGCTATAATACAAGAACCTATGAAAGTCATAATAAAATCCATTACAGCAAAATCAAAAAAACGCATAGAATGTATTCCTTCTCTTGGGACTCCAAGAATATCTTTGTATTCAGCAAAAATACACATTATCTATAACTTTATAAATATTATATATTATAAATATTTTATAATAATAGGATTATATGAAAAAAACTCCCAAAATTCTATCAAATAATAAGTATAAATATTATGATTTAGAGTTTCCAATATATAAGACTAAAAATGGCTGTAAATTAATTAAAATAGGGAACACGTTTTATAATTTAGAAAATAAAACGACAGTTGAAAAAGTAAAAGATGAATATAATAAGAAAATACGTTTAGAGATATGTGAAGAAGATAAAGATTATGTTATTATCTAATTTCATAAGAAGATACAATAAAACTAATATAATAAGCATCTTATATAATATGCTGTATCTTGCAAAAGCATTGATGAGCGTACAAATATATGAAATCAATACAGACTAATCAATATTGATTTCATTGTGCATTTTGAGAATATCATCAATAAGCCATCCTTGCGATAGCCTCGTTTTTATGATTTTTTTGAACTTTGCACATATTATACTTTGTTCTAAATTGATACAGCAATTAATGCCGAGAATATTAACAATCATCTTGTAATTGTATAATATGAAAGATATGTGTTGTTTATTATTATAGATATTTCCAAGACCATTATTGTATTGCCAACAATTAATCAGTGTTTCTGTATAATCACTAATTATATAATCAACAAAATAGCACAAAAACTTCTCGGACTGCTTATTAAGCATAATCATTATTTCTTTTGTAATCTTAACACCGAACTCTTTAGTATTATCTTCTGATTGCTTTTCTTCTACTGATTGGATATTTTTAGACTTTTGATATAAACAGTTGAATATGTTAATCGCATACAGTTCTGCACGATTTTTGCTGATTACATCAGAAATGTGTTGATTTTCCTTTACTGCCTTACAAACCTTGTATATCATCTGACATTTCGTGGAGTCGTTAATGCCTTTGAATGCTATCTCATTAGCAAATACAATTTGGGCTACAAGAGCACCGTCCATTATCTGGATAATTTATATGTTAAAAATATCTATCAATTTTTTTGGCAAATAATTAAAAATAGGCATATTGTTTCTAATAGAATTCAATAAAAATATATATATATATATATAAATAAGAACTATAAATAATATTATGAAGAAAAGTGATATTATAGCTTTATTGATAATACATTTTAAGAATTATAATTCAAAATATTTTATAGATAATATTAATATTGATAAAATTAATTATAATAAATATTTATTATGTTTATTGAAAAAAGACTTAGTTAAAATATATCAAAAAATAGGCGATGAATTAAGTGATAAAAATTTAAATAAGGAAAATAAAATATTTTATGTCAAAATATTAAGCAAACATTTCAATAATAATACAAATGAATATTTCTTAAATATTATTAATAATACATATTATGATAATATTAATTATAGAAATTATTTAAAATGTTTACCTATGAAAAATATAACAAATATTTATGCGAATATTCATAAAAATAACAAAGATGAACCTGAACACATATCAAAATCATTTAAATCCTCTAAAAGCGATTCAAACATAATACCTGAAATAAAGTATGATATTGTAGATATACCTAAAAATATATCTGTAGTATCAAAATCATTTAAATCCTCTAAAAG